TATGTGTACCACACACAAAATGAAAGTCTAGGTCTATCTCCTGTTCCAGACAAATCTACCTACACTATCAGTTACGAGTACTGGACCTACAATACTGAACTGTCTGCTGATAGTGATGTTTCAATTGTTCCCACACGATACGAACACGCAATTGTTGCCCGTGCTAGATACTATGTAGCTATTCTTCGTTCTGATACTGCAACAGCACAGGCTTCACTTGCTGAGTATAATGATGTTGTGCGTAGAATGAGGATTGAACTGGTTAATCGAAAAGATTATTTTAGAGCGGTATAATGCCTAATACATCTGCAATCTCGCCATTTATTTTTTCATGTGGTGGTGGTCTTGTACTTGACAAAGACGCCTTTAATATGCAGCCGGGAGAGGCTTTAGTTTTACAAAACTTTGAGCCTTCTATTAACGGTGGCTATCGTAGGCTTACTGGAACTACAAAATATTCCAGCACACAAGTAAACGGCAATACAGATAAAGTTATTGGTGTGACGGTTTTTAACAATACTGTTATTGCTGCCGCAGGAGCAAATGTTAAGTACAGCACAGGCGGTGCATGGACAAGCATTACTACTGCTAGAACAAGTGCAGTTCGTTATAGTTTTGACGAGTATAACTTTAACGGCACTGATAAGCTAATTATGGTTGATCAAACAAACATTCCTGCTTCGTGGGATGGATCAACATATAAACTTTTAAATGGTGCAGCAGGCACAGGTTCAGGAACTGCTCCAGCTAATCCTAAGTTTGTTGCTGTATTTAAAAACCACATGTTTTATGCGGGCATGAGTGCTTCTCCACAAGAAGTTCTTTTTACTGCTCCTTTTAATGAAGATGACTACACAGTAGCTAATGGTGCTGGAACTATTAAAGTTGACAATGTTATTACTGGAATTAAAACTTTTCGTGATAGTTTAATTATTTTCTGCGAAGATCAGATTTTTAGACTTATTGGTTCTAGTGCAACAGACTTTAGAATTGAACTTGTAACTCGAAACATTGGATGTACAGATGGGTTTTCAATTCAGGAAATTGGAGGCGACCTTTTATTCCTTGCTCCAGACGGCTTACGCACAGTTGCCGGTACTGCCAGAATTGATGACGTTGAGTTGGGCAGTGTAAGTAAAGCAATTCAACCTCGGATTAATGACATTGGTTACGACAATATTTCTTCTGTAGTTATTCGCACCAAAAGTCAGTATCGTTTATTTTATCCAACAACAAGTGGTGCAGTAGTCTCAAGTAAAGGTTTGTTAGGTACTCTTAAAAGAAACATTCAAGGCGGCATTGGGTACGAGTGGGCAGACATTAGAGGATTAAAGCCTAGTTGTATGGCTTCTGGTTTTATTAGTAATGTTGAAGTGGTTGTTGGCGGAACATATGATGGCTATGTAATTGAACACGAAAGTGGCGATACTTTTGACGGAACAAACATCGCCTCAATTTATCGTTCGCCTGACCTAACAATGGGCGATCCCGGTATTAGAAAGTTAATGCAGCGTGTTATTTTTAACTATGAAACTGAAGGTGACATTGCTGGCGAATTAAGGTTACGATATGATTTTGACGATCCCGCTTCCCCATCTCCTGTCAAGTATGATTTTACAAGTGGTGGTGGATTGTTTGTGTACGGAGGAGCCGGTTCCCTTTACGGAACTGCTGTATATGGTTCGTCTGGTAATCCCTTTTTAAGACAATCAGTTGAAGGGTCAGGATTTACTGTGGCATTAAAAGTAGATACAAGCAATAATAAAAAGCCATTTTCAATTAAAGGCTTTCAATTAGAATTTACCCCCGGAGGACGTAGATAATGGGTGCAGAATATACACGACAAAGTGCTGCTGAAATTGTTGACGGTGAAGTAGCCGAAGCTGCTGATTTTAACAATGAGTTTAATCAGATTGAGGCTTTTGCTGCTGCGTCAACAGGCCATACCCATGATGGCACAACAGCAGAAGGCGGTCCTGTAACTAAGCTGCTTGGTACAGCAATCACAATCGGTGATGGCACTGCTGCCACAGATATCGTAATTACTGTCGATGGTGAAACCAACGATGGCGTTATTACTTGGATGGAAGATGAAGACTACTTTAAGATTCAAGATGACGTAGTAATTAACAGCACAGAACGCCTATACCTTTTTGATCAGGGCGGTGAATATCTTTCAGGCGACGGCACAGATTTAACAATTACTTCAGGTGGTGCAATTAACCTCACTGCCGTTACTGATGTTGTAGTTCCAGCCAACGTAGGAGTAACATTTGGTACGGGTGAAAAAATTGAAGGCGACAATACTGATTTAACTGTTACTTCAGGTGGCGCAATTAACTTAACAGCCGTAACTGATGTTGTTGTGCCTGCTAACGTCGGTGTTACTTTTGGTACTGGTGAAAAGATTGAAGGTGATAACACTGACCTGACTGTTACTTCAGGCGGTGCAATTAACCTTACCGCTACTACGGACGTTGTTGTACCTGCCAACGTAGGCGTTACCTTTGGCACAGGAGAGAAGATTGAAGGTGACAACACAGACCTTACAGTAACTTCCGGTGCAGATATTAATCTTACTGCTACAGCCGATGTAAACATTCCTGCCAACGTAGGTGTTACTTTTGGTGATGATGGAGAAAAGATTGAGGGTGACGGCACTAATCTGACAATTTCTTCAAGTAACAACTTGACACTTGACGCAACTGGTGATATCATTCTAGATGCAGACGGGGCAGATGTAACTCTTAAAGATGCTGGTACTACTTACGCTGCACTTACAAATGCTACTGGTCAACTGGCAATCAAGTCAGGTGCAACACCAACCACTGCCGTAACCTTTAGTGGAGCAAATGCAGACTTTGCTGGTACGTTAGACGTAACAGGAGCCACTACTCTAGACAGTACATTAAATGTAAAGGGCAATGTTACACTTGGTGATGCAGCTACAGACACAGTAACAATTACTGCTGACGTTGCATCAAATGTTATTCCTTCTGCTGATAGCACTTATACTCTCGGCGATGGTTCTAACTACTGGTCGCACGGTTACATTGATGCCATTACAACAACAGGCAACGTAACAGTAGGCGGCGATCTTACTGTAACAGGGGCGCTCAGTGCTGCCGACACAAACATCACAAATGTTGGTGACATTGCTCTTGACAGCATTAGCGCAGACGGTACAGAAATTGACATTCTGCTTACCGATAACATTGCTGCTGCTCTTGAAATTAAAGAAGGCGCTAATGCCTACCTTACCTTTGTTACTACAGATGCTGGCGAACAGATTACTCTTGGCAAGAAACTTGCTGCTGGTTCTGTAGAGATTGAAGGAAGCAACTTTGATATTACTGGCGGTAGCATTTCTGGTATTACCGATCTTGCTCTTGCCGATGGTGGCACAGGTGCTTCCACTGCTGCTGGCGCTAGAACTAATCTAGGCCTTGTAATTGGAACAGATGTACAGGCATACGATGCCGGTCTAGCAGACATTGCCGGTCTTGCTGTTACTGATGGAAACATCATTGTAGGTGATGGAGCAAATTGGGTGGCTGAATCTGGAGCCACTGCTCGCACTTCACTTGGTCTAAGTATCGGTACTGACGTACAGGCTTACGATGCAGGACTTGCTGACATTGCTGGACTAGCTGTAACAGATGGCAACATCATCGTAGGTGATGGAGCAAACTGGGTAGCAGAAAGTGGAGCAACAGCCAGAACATCACTTGGCCTTTCTATTGGTACTGACGTTCAAGCCTATGATGCAGGACTTGCTGACATTGCAGGCTTGGCTGTTACGGATGGCAACATCATTGTTGGCGACGGTGCTAACTGGGTTGCTGAAAGTGGCGCTACTGCTCGTACATCACTGGGACTTGCAATTGGTACAGACGTACAGGCATATGATGCAGGTTTGGCAGACATTGCAGGACTTGCAACAACTGACGGTAACATTATCGTAGGTAGTGGTAGTAACTGGGTGGCAGAGAGTGGCGCAACGGCTCGTGCTTCCCTTGGCTTAACAATTGGCACAGATGTGTCACCGGCTGGTGAAGCTGTTGCTTTAGCAATTGCTCTAGGAGGATAATTAATAATGGCTAATACTTTTAAAAATGCAGCAGTTGCAGCGGGAACAGGTGATACAACTTTATACACTTGCCCCGGTTCCACAACGGCTGTTGTTCACGCAATTATGTTGACGAATGTAGACGGTGCTAATTCAGCTACAGTAACAGTTAAGGTTACTGATTCGTCTGCTGCCACAACATATACTCTTTTACAGGATGCACCAGTACCTGCTGGCAGTACTCTTGTATTTGATAAACCTGTAAACCTTGAAGATAGCGATGTTCTAAAAGTTTCCGCAGGTGCTACTAACGACATCTCAGCTTTTGCATCGGTTTTGGAGATTACATAAGATGCCTTATACCGGACCAGAACCTGCTCGTAGACCACTGTCTAGTGATGATATCACTGATGGTATTATTTCTACTGCTGATCTTGCAGATAGTATTAGTATTAATAATTTAAGTAATACTGCTGCTAGTGGTATTATTGAAAGTAATGCAAACTTTGTTGATACTTGTTTAGTTGGTCCTTCAGTTGATGGGAAGGCGTGGGCCGGTAAGTTTGAAAACGGATCAGTCTGGTCAAGTCTTATGCTTGCTTCAGTAGAAACCAGTGGCTCTGACGCCGAAGTCAACATTTGGGATTTAACTGATTATACTCTTACAAGTGCAACTCCCCTTGCTACAGTAACATTAACTGGCGCAACGCCGACAAGCATTGCCGCAAGCATGGGCTATGTGATCGTTGGCACCAGCGATCAAGGAATGCACATTGTCGATCCGCATGACGGGTCGTGGGCAGAGCGCACCGATGGTTGGCCCTATTCGCTTTCATCTACGACGACGCCCGCCTTGACCAATGACAATGTGCAGTTCGTTTGCGCTGGGCTTGCTCAACAGCCGCCATTCGACCCGCGCACTGGTGGTCCGATGCCTTCTTTTGGTGTTTCTTATGG